CATAATTAAAAAAACACGCAACTCTACAAAAATGATTTTCCCAACCTTGCCAATAATAAGATGATTGAGGATAATCTCTTATTTTTATTTTTAGTTTTCTTATTAATGTTTGTGGTAGTATTATTTCACTACCATCTTTCATGATTAAACCATACTTATGAACTCCTTTTACTTTACTATAATCTAATCTTATTGTTCTTTCGTCGTCTATAATAAACACCTCTCCTCCTAGCTAAAGAAATAATTACTATTAGCTATATCTTTTATATTTAAATTTCCTAATTTGTAATCATACTTAAACTTTTCAGGGTTTTCTAATAACATATGACGGATTTCTTCGTAGTAATCTTTATGATCGTACATTGCAATAAATATTGTTTTAGTTAGATCTAATAAATCATTTACGTTTCTTGCATGAGTCGAAAATGAGTCATGTATTGCTGCAAATTCTCCATCCCAATGTGATATTATCAAAGCCATATGAGCGGCATCCATACTGTGAATAAAATTAGGGCTTATTCCAGACGCAAATCCACCTGGACTTGCTATCTTTTTATTGTATACTAATCTTGGTTCGTTACCAACATGTTGTATACGCATGTCAGATATCCATGATTTCCATTTAATATCTTCCATAACATAGTTTTCATATATAACTGGAAAACCTGAAGGAGTTGTCCACTGTATTACATCTTCATTTAAATCAGTTATAATATAGTTTGCTATTGCTTGTAAGTAGCTCATAGTATTTAACGGACCTGGACATACTTCATCTATAGCTTTTATTAAGTTAAAAGATAAGTCATTACAATCCGACATAGTTATATCATACTTACTATGATAACCTTCAGCATAACAATCAGCGTACATATTTAAAGCTATAGCTAAATGACCAGCACTATAAGCTCTAGTCATAGAACCACGTTTAGATATACCTTTTCTTATATGTTTCATAGGTATTTTTCTAGATTTAAACCATTCTGGCATACGTGCTTTCAAAGCTTTAGCTGTTTGCACATAAAAGTCCTTAGGTATGTCAGTTTTTACTAGTCCCACTAGTTCTCCGGCCTTTTTATCCTTAGATATAGCAGCTAAATGCTGCCAGCCGTTATTAGAACCGTCAATAGGGATTGGCAAGTTGGTAGTATATACACCACCTTCCGCTTCAGTGTCCCAGAGTGCACAAAATTCTTTACAACAAGCAAGAAAACTAACAGGTTTTTCTGCTTTTGAATGAATAATCCTATTTTTCCACGTATTTATTATTAGATCTTCATTGTTAATAACCCACTTAACTCTATCATCTATAGTCATTTTATCTATTGATATATCGTTAAGTCCTTCTTCTTCTAAATACGTTTTATAATCAGCATCACACCATTCTGGTATTTCATCTATAGAATAAGATTGATTATAGCAACAAGCCGTGTGAACAGCTAAATTAAATAAACCTTCTTCATTAAGTATTTTACTTTTGTTAAACTTTAATAAACCTCTTTCAATATCTTTGCCTTGATAATTTATATAAGACTCACGATAATATAATCTGCCACGATAATCAGCATCTATATATTGATAAAAAGTTTTTCCTACTAATGCATCAGCTTTTTGAACAGTCATATTGTAAGCATCAAACTTACTTCTATTTTTAAGTAAAACAAGTTTAGCATTCCAATAAGTAGCTGCTTCATCATATTTTCTTTGCATAGTTTTTAAAGGCTTTTTATTTGGTTTGTTCTTTAATTTATTTGTAAGCCTTCTAAGTTCAGCATAGTATCTTTTCTCTAAAGATTTATTACCTAATTCAGGTTTAAATATATGGCCATTCCAATATAGTTCTTTTTCTTCTAACTCTTTATTGTTGCCAAATATACAATAAGAATACTTGTTACCTTTTTCATCAGTAACTTTTAATTTTTCTGTAACAAATTTATCCTTATTATCTTTTATTGCTTTTAAAATATCACTATCAATTTTCCATTCTGTTGCTTGTAACTTATCTATTGCTTTAACAAATGGTTCATCAAGTAATGTTTTAAAATGTTTGTCTTTATCGTATCCCCAATGTTTTATTATTGGATGACCGTTATCTTGAAATAATCTTGTAATAGGTTTTATAGGTTCAAATGTTGTATTTTGTATTAATTCGTTTACAACAACATCTGGTAATTTACCTATTTCTAACCAACGCTCTGCGGTTTCAATCATATAAGGCGCTCGGCTAAAAGGTCTTTTACCTACTGGATTATTTTCCCAAGCTATTTGAGCTTCAGTTGGTGGTCTATATATTTTAATATAACCACATTCATAGAATCCTTCAATTACAAAGTCTCCTAATGTAACTTCAGCTCTAAAGCCTAGTTCTTTACCTATTTGTAAGAACACGTTTCTACCTATTGCACAAGACGCAGCTGTTAATTTACATGTAGCTGATTCAGATACTGAAGTCTTTTTAAAGTGATATTGCAATATTGTTAATGCATCATACACTAGCCTCGGTATTCTTATCTCGTGTTCTTTTACTAGTTTTATTGCCCATCTTTGTGGTGCAGTCTCTATTTTGTTCATCAAGTAAGATATTATCTGATCCACTGATTTTTCTCCTCGTTCTGCGATAAGGATTGTAAGTAACATTAAATAGATTACATCCAAATCTTAAGCAGCATTTAATTTCGTGTGCTTCTACAACTAACGCTTCGGATTCAGTCATATTGCCACCTTTTATATTTACAATTTCTTGTATTTCAAACTCTTCTAGTTTAGACAATAACCATTTATGATGGTCATATCCTCTATTAACTATTTGAAAAGCTCTATGTAGTGTACCTTTACCAACATATACAACATCTAAAGTTTCTGGATCTCTATGTACATATACACAGTACATATCTTCAGGATATTGTATAACTTCGTCAGTACCTTCTCGTACTTTAATCTCTCTCATACTTATGTATTTCCAAATAATGTTTTAAAAATGATAATGCGGTTTTATCGTATATATCTCCATACACTAAACGTTTTATACCAGCTTGTACTACATATCTGCAACACTCTTTACATGGACTTATAGTAGTATACAAAGTACTGCCAATGCTGGAATTAGTAGACATAGCAAGTTTACAAATAGCGTTGGTTTCTGCATGAACCACAGTCCAGCGTGTATTGCCTTCTTTATCACGTGTTTCATTGCTACTTCCTCTTGGTGTACCATTATATCCATAAGATAGTATATTATCATCTTTAACTATTACTGCACCTACTTTATGCTTAGTGTCTCTACTCATCTTGCCGACCTCTATAGCAATACGCATATAGAGATCGTCAAATCTTTTTATCTTATCTAAGGTTAACAACATTAAACTCTGTTACATCTTCTATAAGTCTACCAGTATCTCGATCATACTTTGCTTTACCAGCTGGGCCAGTAAGACCAGTAAATCTTGATTTTAATACTGTAAATTTAATCTTATTACGTTCTTCTTCAGTCTCTGCTATAAGATTTCTTGAAAAAGCTATAATATCAAATGAGATTTGTTTAATAGAACCACTGCCTTTTACATCATCAATAGAAGCCATGTTACCTTCTTCGAAAGCTTTACCACCTGATTTTCTAAGATGACTTATTAAACCAAGCCAAACGTTATGTTTCTTTACTAGCTTTAGTAGATCAGACATAACTTTATCTACAGCTTCGTTACCTGCTAGTCCTTCTGAACCTTCAGATACCGCGATAGTAATGTGGTCAAGTACAATATACTTACATCCCATAAGTGCCATATACTCAATCTTATCGATGAGACTAGAATCACCGACTGAACCTTGATGGTCAAGTAATACGAGTTTTTCTGATTTGAATACTCTTTCAAAAGCAGATCTTTCATGTTTACGTTGTGCATCAGTCTTGACTTGTGATATCGGCTGTCTAAGTTCCATGGCAATGAATTTTTCTGCCGTATCACCAATGCTTTCTTCCAAACTAACCAATCCAATCTTATGCTCTTGTGTACGAAGTAATTCCAGTATAATTTCCTTAATAACTGTAGACTTACCTGAGCCTGTGCCCGAAGTAAAGAGAGTAATTTCTCCATGTCTTATACCTTTCAATTTATCATTTAATCCATTCAAACATTGTGGATAAGGTATTGACTCTGTATTTTGGCGTTCTATATATTGTTCCCAGATAGGTTCACCTGATACAATACCTGCAGGATTATAAGCAGACGCATTCCATATTGCGTTGTTTACTGCACGTACACCATCTTTCATTAACAAATCATTTGCATCTTTATCATTACATGATACAACTTTTGTTTTATCAAAGCCAATTATCTTTGCTGCTTGTTGAATTGCTTTTTGTCCTGCTTCATCAGTATCAAACCATAATACTACAGTTTGAAAAGATCTAATCCATGATCTATGATCTAATAAAAGCTTTAACTGATTAGCAGAAGGTACAGAAACAACCGGCCATATCTTACCTCCGTTAGTTTCAAATGACGCCTGAGCTACGCTGAGTGCATCAATCTCACCTTCTGTAATAACTAACATCTTACCACCAGCATTAAATTCTCGTTGACCAAATAATTGGCTTATTCCATGGCCTTGATTTCCAAGAATTCTAAATTCTTTTGGTAATATTCTAATCTTATAGCAATCATCGCCATAAGGATAGAAATGAGCTGGCTTATTCATATATTGATGTGTCTTTACACCAAAATATTGTACAACTTCTTTACTTATTTGTCTAGTAGTAAGTGCCAAGCTAGGATAATTATCAATGTCACTAACACTAGTTTGTGATTTTGCATCAGTATTTCTATTGGCATCGGATTCATCTATCATACCTTCTCTCTTTTTATTATATGAACCACAAGCAAAACAAAATGTATGACCATCAGATGGATCAATCATAACACCATCAGAACTACCACAATCTGAACAAGGATATCTTTTATTTTTGCTCATCTACGTCCTCTATTATTTTATTTATTTCTATTATTAACTGTTCCTCTCCAC